CAGGCTGATAGATGTTTAGCTTCACACCAAAGGAAATTCCATAATTCAGGTATTATGGCACCAACGCAAACTCATCCACCCACATCAGAGCCGGAGCATGGATGCGACCAACCACTTCAAAATCTTCACCAATAGAATACCAACAAGCAACTATTGGATCAGATTGAGCAACAATTGATGACATCCTGAGTTTGTCGTAACTTCTCTCCCTCTCTGTCGTATCATTCCTCACAATGTACCGAGTCTGCACATAACGTGCACGAACATAGTAAGGAATGGAGATATCAAGGGTCCCACCTGCAGCTAAAGTTGACACTGCAACGCCTGCGGTTCCAAAATCAAAGGCATCATCCCCATACCCTGGAAGTTTTGCTGATGCTGAATTAACAGTAGGAGACAAATAACTTCCAGAACCGTATGGGAGGGTGGGTGTAGCGCGAGGCCGGCGCACAACGGCCAAGGCACCATTAAGTTGAGTCACGGCATCAGGGTTACCACCACCAACGTACAAGTAACGCCAGCGGATAGCTCCCCTAAACCCAATATGACTCGCAATAGCAAGCAGGAAAACACTCAAAGGTGTAGTGGAACCATAAGTTCCTGCTGCTAAGACCGGACCAGTCCAACGCTGAGTGGCAGTAAAATAACCGACACTATATGCCCCCGTTGGAATGGGAAGGACTGGCATATCCCAGACTGCAAAGGGGTAGTTACTCGGATTACTACCAGATACAGCCAGAACAGTTGCCATAGCATACCTTTTCATCATCAGGCGAAAAGAACTGATATATTCGCCCATATATACTTCAGTATCTCCTATGTCAGAAAAGGCATTCCCGCCGAGAAGGTCAGTCTCGGCAGGTGTTGTGGGATCACCAGTGACCCCTGTATCCACGATGTCACGCACCATGGATTCCGTCTCACCGCGATCCATTGTGGCTAAGCAAGCTAGCGTGTTCTTTGATAAATCAAAGGTTGGAGCAGCAACTTTGAAATCACTACCTGCTCGCACAAAGACATTTACCCGTACCCCTGTCGTGCCAACAGGGGATTGTAGGGCATTGACGACGTCCACATGCAGCAATCCATTAAATGTATTGCTAGCACTGGCTTTAATACCTGCACCAGCATGCTGCCAAAACATCGCCTTTGATCGCTCCACGTTATTGTAAAGAAGTATTTGACCATACCCGACATGCACCTCAATGTCCCTAGCACGTTCAAGATCAACAATTTCTTGCCAAGTAGTATTGAATGCACCAGACGCAGAGGTGGTAGAAACAGGTTGCCAATAAAATCTCAACTTCCCTCGATGAAACGCGGAGGCCTGGATAACAAAACGGTAAACTATCGTGCCTGTCCAATACTGGAAAGGCCAACTCGCAAGAGCAATGGATGTAAGATGCGAGTAAGTGTAGTTAGAAAGTGAACCAATTTGTGTTATAGCCATCCCTGGATTCACATTCGCCCACCATAATTCAGTATCAGCCGCGTCCGTAGCTTCCCATTCAAAATACGTCAAATAAGACTCTGTCTGTGCAATAGAAGAGATAGCTAAAGTATCTCTCTCCTCGGGATCACCACCAGCCATCTTACTCAACGTAACAGCATTTGAAGGATCAAGAGCTAAATTGTTCAAAGGAATACCACCAATACCGGTAGCCATGCCTCGCATGGGATCTTGAACAACAGGAGACGCAGCTGATAAATCAGCAGGGCGTGAAAATCCAAACAACTTCGCAATGTCCGCCACAGCGCTCGCGCCTGTAGCTGTGGCTTCAGCAAACTTACCAATGAAAGGAACATCGGTTAGACGGGAAGCAACGGAGGCAACGGCAGAGGCAGGTGCTGAAATAACACCAGTCGTTGCTTCCTTAACTTCCGCGTCTTTTGCTCCTGTAGGTTTCTTCGGTTGTTTGTGGTCTTTCGCACGCTTGCCCTTAGCGCCACGATTAGACATGGACATAGAGGTCGCAATCGGAATCAACATTTCCACATCTTCCAACCACGCAAATACTTGTATGGTTGGATCTGTGAGTGCACCTGCACTAACAGATGTAAGAGGCCCAAAAGATTGGATATAAAGATAACCTAAACCTGCAAAGGTCGAGGTCGAGAATAAATCCAGCCAGGGCAAATTGGAAATGAAAGGAACTTTGAAAATAGCACTATCTGACTTTGATGGTGACATCAAAGCACGGTATCGCAATTGCGACACCTTAGTGAGCTTTAGTTCCGTACTACCGAATGCACCAATGGAACTCCAACTCGGAGTGTTAACAGACGAAGCGTCTGGCAGGTACCCTACCTGCAACAATCCTACATGGAACGGAGTTCCTGTGACCATCACATTAATGCACATGGTCGCGCGAATATTCCTGAAATTCGCGATTTTCTGTTGAACTTTGGCATCAGAAAAGAAGCCAGTCGTAAATGACCAAGGTTCAAGAGTTTGATCAATCCCTGTGGATAATGACCAAGTACCGTCATATATCCGCACAGGACGGGATAGAAACCAACGTAGGCTATCAGCCTCACGATCACCGGTTTCAGCAAGTAGATCGTGTTTAGGTACGTTATCCGAAATATACAAACCTGGAGTGTCCTCCCCAAAAGTGAGAGTAGCAGCAGGTTCAATTGTATCTCGAACAACGATGGAAATATTATTGCCTTGAGTATTCGCGGTCCATTTCTTTAGCACTTGCGTTCGTATGACCATTGAACTGCAGTGCGGTCCCCATGTGTGGCAAGTAGCCGCGAGCTCCCGCGATCAATCCAGAACCAGGGTCGTGTCTGGATTGGCAAGCAAGATCAGAGCTCGTGCGATTTGGTAGGGGAGCAACCCCTTGCTGCGACACCACATCTCTCAACAGAGAGGTGGGCACAGTCTGAAACGTGTCCGACGCGTCTTCTTCTCCATTCACGATCGGCAACCCAGCGGTGTTCCGTGTCATCCACGCGAACGTATCCGACCGATCGAAAAACTTCTCTTGAATAAACATCGTCATCTTCTCACCTAAAGCCCCACGAGACAAGAGCTTTTGGTACTCCCTCACCCACTTAATCGCCTCATTCCACATATTTTCGTTCTCAACAACACTCATCTCTATGAGGAAACTCGTTACAGATCCCGCTTCCGTCTCCAAAGCTGGGCCTGGTTTTGTACTCCAGCCAATCATTTTCACAAGACTGTCCTTCGACAGTGGACCAACAATCACTCCAGAGGAATGCTGCACGAATCCACGTCGAATAAATGACATCGTATGCGGAAGCACCTCCACAGGGGGAAGATTCTTGTCAGTTGGTGAAGTAAGAGTCTGCTGGAACATCTGATTCATCCGCTGAGCATGTTCATGAAGATCATACCCTCGCGGCACACGCATCAATAGATCATCCCCATAACATGCAACATGGAAGCTTTCAAGAACATCTCTGATTGGGAGCTGTGTGAGGTCGTGGAAAACAGCGATATTCATCACCTTATTCACGACACTATTTAACACAGCAGTCAGTGGATGCCCTGATGGAGAGCTCCCCATCATGGGTATAATCTCACCTTTAACTAAGCACAACGGATTTGCGAGTGTCTCAATAATAGCACCAACTGCATTGACATCAGCTTCATCATAGCCCAAATGGACCGCAATAGCACGAAAAAGCCAACCAGTTGCCTCAATCACGCCCGCACCCATGCGCTTGTCGTACTTTGAGAAATCGCCTTCAATAATTTTGGATATTTTTGGATCTCGTGCCAACGCATGGTACAAGTCCCCCCATTCGGGGGTCCACGAGGAAATACCCACATAACATCCAAAGAAGGCTTTGTGTCGAGCAATATACGCTAAGATCGGTAAAAAGAAAGATCTAACGACCAAGCAGAAAGCAAGAGGACACATCATAAACATGCGCGCGGTCTTCCCCACCAAAATCAGCTCAGACTTCAGCTGAGCTTGGAAAATGGGACAGACCCTCTCACCTCTACGAAGCGCATCACGCATCTCAAAATACTGATCCTTGATCACCTCACTCTGAGAATGACCAGCAAGGCTCCAACTTCCATCGGAGCGCTGCACAAAGAATTGGCTCTTTGGGCCAGAATATGGAAACCCCGCAGCAGTTGAAAACTCGATGCTGTTATATAATTTAGGAGCACCATTGACAGACACCTCCAAATTCACTGGTCCGGATTGCTCCAAAGGACCGGGAAGAGAATCTATCATGACACGTACAACACGCATCGCGAAGAGAAACTCATTTGAGCGAGCTTCAACATTCATCGCCTCGAGTGCAGCACGATATGGATTATACCATACCCCAGATGGTCTCTGGTAAGCACTCGTACGAGCCATTTCAAAACGCAAAGTTTGATAGCTTGGTAAAAAATTTGGGGGTTTCAGCCCTGCCTTTGCACAGGCATCGAAGCGGCACCAACCATGTTGCTGCTTCATAGAAACAGGCCGGTAAGGAGCGCCACTCAACGGATGGTGGGATAAAGATTGCTCAGGTAAAACAAGGACTGAACCAGGAGTCAAACCACGGAAGAAAGGATCTGGGACGGGTCCACGAATTTCATCAGGCAACACACTCTCCATTGTAGGCAGGTGCGACCTGGAGATAGATGAAATTGGGAAGACACCAATTGAATATGATGCACGCGAAAACTTAAAAATCTCCGCTGAAGTCTGCATACCATATAAATAGGCTCCCGTCCCTGTCATCACAATCACCATAGCTCCAGAATTTCCAACGTTGACAGCTTCCAACGCGCAACGATAAGAAGTGACAGTCACCATCTTTCCAGGAGCGATCAAATAATCGCGGAAAGATGACTCAAGGCCAAGTTGCACGGGAGAAATGTCACCATTCTCAAGGACTTGCAAAACAACAAGTTCAGGGTTTGGCACCATGGCTGAAAGTAACAAGTCATCCAAATCAGGGCATGGTTTCATTCCAATATAATCCAAAGCAATGATATCTGATGCAAGCCGCTTGACCTGACGTGGGTCAAGGGCGTGCAACTTTACATCAACTGAAAACACGGGAGCAATAAGGTTATCAGAAGTAGCTCGTGTCTGAGAGACCGAAGTAACTGTCAAAACAAGGGGCTTCTTAAACACAAATTCAGACTGGAGCGGAAGAGACTCAAGGGCCAATTCTTCAAGCATGTGTAATGGAAGAACCAAAGTTGTCCCAGAAATAAATCCTAAAGCAGAGCCTATATGGTTCTCATCCATATCGGTGAGACCCAACCGCACCATGTTTTTAGCAAGTCGCTTAGCCATCATCGAAACATTGTGCTTTGAATGGTGTGGGCCCCCTGGGGGGCGAGGAGCTCCCCACGGATGAGCATTAGAAGGGACAGACATAGCACCAGTAGCCGAACTCTCGAGCTTGACGACCTGAGTGCGAATCTGACTTGATGAAAATAACAACCGCTTCATCCATTTCAAAACTTTCCACAACGTAAAAACACCGGCTAAACCAACAAATCCTTTGACTCCTAGCATCAAACCATCCTGGAAAATATCATCAACAAGGTTAACAGCTGCACGACGTGACACCTTCTCACCATAACTCCTTGGAATAAATCGGAGGATAGGATTAGTATCAACAGCTGCATCCCACGCTGATTTTGCGACACCATCTACGCGCGCTTCCATCCATGAATCAGTTTTCGCCCCCATCTTCCTTGACGCAAATGCAAAACAATCAGACAACAACCCAGTGGCTTCCTGGACAACCCCTTCGGCATCCGCATCACGCTTCAACCGTTCGTGCGCCCCAAGCACTTCATCCACTTCGACTGGAAGAGGCACCTGGAACTCTCTCGCTTCTCTCCTCTCAATCTCACCAAACGTCTTCTCCAAGAAATTATCCTGCAAACCGTATGTACACCGTCGCAATACCTGTGATTCAAGCTCAACGCCCGTACACGTAGAACAGAACGCTCTAACCATTGGATATTCAGGGGTGCCATGTTCGCACCGCTCAAAATTTCCATGAGCCAACTCTTGCGCGACAGTTCGAACCTTGAAAAACTCACGGGTGTATTGCAAAGCGAAAATCTTGAATTGGGCATCAGTCATGGGACCATCGGTTATTTGCTCAAGCGTCCATTGAGTCTGACCCGGCCGGCAGACTGCCTGCTTAACGATCATAGTAACTCCGCTCATTGGATCAATGCCAACCTCCACGTCTAAAACAGCACGACGTCTCATTGCTGCCTGGCTTGTAAAAGCCTGATTAGAGTAAAAGGGTTCATTACCAGTAATAATCATAATCGAAGGATGCATTATCCAACCTTTGCCGTCGAGGGCTGCCTGATTTACGTGAAACCCAAAACCAGCTGCAGCTTGCATCAAAGAAGCAGTAAAATTCTCAAGAGCCGTATTGAACTGCGGTTTCAACGCTTGAATATCATCGAATACAACGACAGGTTGAAACAACAAACCCTCATTAAACTCTGTGGGATAATACTGTCCAATGGAAGCATTAATGTTGTCCTCGGTTGGACTAATCCCTGAAAGGATACACAAAACGGTTGCAAATGTGCGAGCCATATTGGAGGACTTTCCAACACCAGGGGGTCCATGAACAGAGATCATCAATGGAGGCACAGGTGAAGCAGTGACATACTTTGAGACAGCATTCCTCAACGCGACATGGATTCCATCTGCGTCACTAAACATCCGCCGGCGAGGATCCCGAGCATGAAGAGTCTTATAACAGGCAGCGGCAGGAGCAGCTAAGGTACGCAACTCCATAAGGTGATGTTGAAACTGGGGAATAGTCATGAATGACTCATCATTAGGCTTTGATAACCCAGGAACCCCAAGCCGAGGAGGACTTCCGACCTCAAGACTCAATTCATGCGCGCGGAGGTAATACCTAGTAATTGCATCTGTCTCCCGCCATGTGGGTTTATCCAATCCAAAGAGCTTGTGACCAACAAGGCGACACCCATAGGCAATCGCCTCCCACACAAGTTCAAGGAACTCATAAATCGAGGAGATGCCACTAGAAAGACGGGAAATCTCAGAAAGCAGCTTACTTGGATTAGTAAACCAACCTGTCGTAAAGAAACTTACAATAGTTGAGATCATCCCGACCAAAACATTCTTATCACCAATTGGTGACGCATTGGAAGTGGGAACTACTGCCATTGATGGAACACCTTGGATAAACATATCAAACAGAGCTTGGGGTCGCATTAATGGGAGCATTGCAGCGAACGCGAATCGATGGCACGCATCATAAATAAAGCGAAACGCCATCCACATACCAGTAGGCTTCTTCATAAGGGCAGTAAGATTATCAAAAGTAGCATACATGTCCAACAAAAACAGCAACAGGTTCGATGAACTTGCCGCAATGGTTACAAGCTTCCTAGGATCTTTCTGAAAAAACTCTTTGGTTCCTTTCATCCGTGGAAACACGGTAGCAGTAGATCGAGCCAAAAAGGCCGCCGCAGCATGAGAAAACGCCTCATCTAAAGAATCACCAAGTGACTGCACACTCGTCAAATCTTTACTCCGAAAGCCAGCATTGAAACCATCTAAAAGAATCGCGGCAGGTTTATCTGGCCGCAAAATGGTCAAGGCTGGGGTAAAATTCTCATTCTCAAACCAACAAAAGTCTTTGTCGTGCCAGGGATGAAACTGAAAAGGGTCAGAAACCCCCAATTCAGGATGGAAATCTTGTTCAAAGATCATCCAAGCCCAAGCACATGGAGTAACACTCACAGGTCTCCAATAAACACAGCGGGTTGTGTTACTAAAAACATACAAAACACCTCGCATCAAATTGCGCAAATTAAAGAAATGATCGACGCGCATACATCCCCATGCGACACCTGTATCATTGAGCATAACTCTCAAATTCTTACTTGGTTCAACTGTTTCATTGAAAACAGCCAAACACCCACGTGAATCGTAGTAGAACACTCCAAACTTGGCTCTACGACCTGAGGGTTCTGGAAACGCATCTGTCATATACCCACACAGGTGTCGATACAGATTCTTAAAATCTGTCCCTGGACCTGTAAAAACTTGTTTCGTACTCCCCATATTCATTAACGCCAACCAGGACATATAATGAACGGGACGATCCATCAACATTTTTGCAAGGAGACGCACACCAATGCGCTCCTGGGTTGCAAGCAACTCCGGACGGATCAAAGTAGGGCGCACAGGTCGGGGAAGAGACCACTTCGGATACATACGCCATTCGATATCATCAGAATGAGGTTGGTGAAACACTTCTATCAATTGGAATTCTTTTCCGTCCCACACAATGGGACCTTCTTGCGTGGCAATCTTCTCTCGACGCTCACGCAACTTCATCTCTCCCTGATCATGATCCGATGAAATCACATCTTGTTCTTGAATTTCTTCAGGGTGGAGCCCAGATGCTGCTTGTACTGGTAGCTCCCCCATTGTCACATTCTCATCTTCATCGTCACTCTGTGATTCATCGTCGTCTGTCGCATGTTGGAACACACCTGCTCCTCTAACATATGCGACACTCTGCTTATTCATCTCACGTGCAGCGGGTAACATGCACGCCACGATCTCTACATCTTCACTAAATTTCCTCCCGCAATCACCTTCGTTCAAATGTGGTGGAACGGATCTTACCACATCGTCATGGCACCACTCGGTATTACCTCCAAGTGGTTTTCGATGGTTAATTGGGTGGGCATCAGAGGAGCACACAGCTCCAAAGGAACACATGCTGGCGACAGCTGCAGATGCTGTCAATTGTTCGCGGGTGTCCGCCGCTGTGCCACGATTAGGCCTCGGTACTGTATTAAACTTTTCCATGGGCATAAGGTGGGCCCCTATCCGGGGACAACGGGATCAACTCTGTGATTCTGCAGGAAAGCAAGTAGCTTATCATAAATCGCAGGAATTAGCGTCTGCGAAATCTTACCTAGATCGAGGGGAAGGTTGTGCCTTACCATAAATTCATCTGCACCATTAAAAATGATCAAAAACTCTGATGCGCAAGTTTAATGTACAAGCTGTGGCTTGTACAAACATGTTGTTGTCCACAATCTCGCGTGGATGTACACTATGTAAATCATATGTCGCCCTAAAGATCGGGCCGACGATTAAAGTTGGGGGAGAATAAAACCCCA